CGAGGTCGACGCAGTTGCTCATCTACCATCCATTATTGGATGTTATTTCGCTGAGGACGTACACTACCGCGTGGAAACGTCCCGTTCGCGGATGAGCAGATTCCAGCGCTGGCTCCTCAACGAGAAATCGATAGAGGAGCCGGTGTTTGGGCCCCTGGCCTAGGGGCGCCCAATTCGGTTGGTCGGACACAACACTACCATGGTTGGGAGGGACTTAAGTAGATGTCGTGGGGTACTCCGGCTTAAACCGAATGGGCAGGCTGCGAAGGAGCGCACTTTTGTTGTGGTGCGTGACCTTGGACCGACACATCGCCTTGGTGTGTATAATAACAACATCCATACTGTGGGGCGTGCTTTCGAGGAAAGGTACTTCTTGTGTAAAACCGAGAAGGGCTTTGAGCCCGCCCTGCCTGTTAGGCCTCGTACTTACGAAAATAACCCACATCTCCAGAAATTTAGAAACGTGCTTGTAGATTCATGCGCCCATGCCCCCATCGTGTCCCTTCGAACAGTGGTCGAAGCGTACGTGGGCTCAAAGCGGCGTGTGTATGAAGCAGCTTACGAGTCACTGAGTAAGGAGGGAATAAGAGAGTTGGACGCGAGATTGACGTCCTTCGTAAAGTATGAAAAACAAGACCTGGACAAGGCCCCCAGAGTCATCAACCCCCGTAACCCGCGTTACAATTTAACCCTTGGAAAGTATTTGAAATTCTTGGAGAAGAAGATCTACAAAGGTATCAACAAGGCGTTTGGAGCGTACACGGACCACACGGTGATCAAAGGGCTGAATGTGATGAAAGCCGGAGCGGTAGCGTACGCAAAGTGGAGAAGATTCAAGAGACCAGTCGCCGTTGGACTGGATGCGAGTAAATTCGACATGCATACGTCTATTCCTGCTTTGAGCTATGAACACTCAGTCTATACTGGGATTTTCCCAAAGTCTAAAGAGTTGCGCAAGATTCTTAGATGGCAGTTGAAGAATAAAGGTGTCGCATACTGCGATGATGGTCGAGTCAAGTTTCGCATGGACGGGACTAGATCATCCGGAGACCTCAAC